GATAGATCTTTTAGGAACAAAGTATGTAGAAGTCTCAAGACCTTTTAAAGGTGCCTCTAACGTTACACATCCACTGTTAGCTGAATCAGTGACACAGTTTCAAGCACAAGCTTACAAAGAATTAGTGCCCTCAGATGGTCCGGTAAGGACCCAAGTCGTAGGACTACAAACACCACAAATTGAAGAACAATCTGAACGTGTAAAAGATTACATGAACTATATGCTTATGGAAGAGATGGAAGAATATACTACTGATATGGATAGTATGTTGTTTCATTTACCTTTGTCCGGTAGTAGCTTTAAAAAAATATATTACGATGAAATATTAAAAAGACCCGTTTCAAAATTTATACCAGCTGAAGATTTAGTGGTTCCTTATTATTCAGCAGACTTAAAAGATACAGATAGAATTACTCACGTACAACGGCTAACGGAAAACGAAATAGTCAAACTTATGGCTGGTGGATTTTACAGAGATATAGAATTACCGAAAGCTGGAGAGGATGAACCGGACAACGTACAGAAAAAAATAAATGAATTAGAAGGTGTAAAAAATACGGGGGAAGATTATTTACATACAATTTTAGAAATGCATGTGGATCTGCATTTAGATGATTATGAAAAATTTGATTCACGAGCAAAGAAAATAAAAATTCCTTATGTAGTAACTATAGATGAAGGTAGCGGTGAAGTTTTATCAATTTATAGAAACTATAGACCTGATGATCCAACTTACAAAAGAATAGAATATTTTGTACATTTCAAATTTTTACCCGGTTTAGGGTTTTACGGTTTTGGTTTGACTCATATGATTGGTGGTTTAAGTAGAGCGGCCACACAATCTTTAAGACAATTAATAGATGCAGGTACTTTAAAAAATTTACCAGCAGGATTTAAGTCTAGAGGCATTAGAGTAAGAGATGATGACCAACCAATTCAACCCGGAGAGTTTAGAGATGTTGATGCACCTGGTGGAAATATCAGAGATCAGTTCTTTAATTTACCTTTTACAGAGCCAAGCACAACATTATTTAATTTACTAGGTTTTGTTGTTGGAGCAGGACAAAAATTTGCTGCTATTACAGATTCAAATGTGGGTAATGATCTACAAAATAGAGCTGTTGGCACTACAATGGCCTTAATGGAGAGAGGTTCACGGGTAATGAGTGGTGTTCATAAGCGATGTTACTACGCTATGAGGTTAGAATTTAAAATTTTAGCAAGAATTATGTCTGATTCACTACCTCCAGAGTACCCTTACGATGTTTATGGTGGTCCTAGATTGATTAAACAGCTAGATTTCGATAAACGAGTAGATATTTTACCTGTTGCAGATCCAAATATCATGTCAATGGCGCAAAGAGTGATGTTAGCACAGCAACAATTGCAAACGGCTATGTCAAATCCACAAATTCATAACATTCACGAAGCATATAGACGTGTTTATGAAGCATTAGGTACAAAACAAATCGAAACTTTACTTAAACCACCCCCAAAACAGCCAGAACCTATGGATCCTGCTAAGGAAAACGCTAGAGCACTGCAAATGCAACTACTTACTGCTTTTGAATTTCAGGATCATGATGCACATATCGCTGCACACATGGCTTTTATGCAATCAAGGATGGTTCAAATTAATCCACAAGTATACGCTTTGTTGCAAGCTCACATATCAGACCATATTTCTTTCAAAGCTAAAATAGAAGTTAGAGAGCAACTAATGCAAGAACCAGTTATGGTGGCACTTTCTCAACAAGACCCACAACAATATCAAATTCAGTTTGATAAAGCTGTTGCGACTGCAGTTGCAGAAATCACCGAAGGATTAGTTAGAGGTGAGATAGAAGCAAAAGCGGGCCAAGTAGATCCTTTAGTAAGATTAAAACAACAAGAGATAGATTTACGTGCAATGGACATGCAGCGTAAAGAAAGAGAAACTGAATTAAGGGCAACTTTAGATACTACTAAAGAAGCAAATAGATTAGATTTTCAATATGATAAATTAATGGAACAATCAGATCAGTCAGATGAAAGATTAAAGATCGCGAGGGAAAAACTTGCTAAAAAATAAAGATCCAAAAACAGGCACAGGTAAAAAACCTAAAGGTTCAGGAAGAAGATTATATACAGATGAGAATCCTAAAGATACTGTTCGTATAAAATTTGCTACACCAGCAGATGCAAGAAAAACAGTTTCTAAAGTAAAACGAATTAGTAAACCTTTTGCTCGTAAGATACAGATATTGACTGTGGGTGAACAGCGAGCTAAAGTTATGGGAAAAACACAAGTAGCATCAATTTTTAAAAAAGGCAAAAATGAAATCAGAAAGACAGCAAAAGCGTAAAGGACTAAGCGGAGGTGTCAAAGAAGGACCACCTCCTAAACAAGGACCTAATCCACAAGTACCGCCTGTAAAACTAAAAGGTGGGGGTTGTCCTTATAGAGAACCAGGAGCAAAATCTGATATCAAAGGAATTAAAAACATACAAGTTACCGGAAAAAAGTTCATCGGTTTACGATAACCTCACTGAAAAAGAAAAAATAATTTTTTTAGCTGGAGTGTTTGATGGAGAGGGTAGTTTTGGTATTTGGTCTAAAGTTAAAACAAAAAAATACTTTGCATGCTCTGTAGAAATGACAGATAAAGATATGGTTAAGAGATTTCATAATTTTTTTGGAGGTACATTTTATCTTTGTAAAAAAAGAAGAGAACATCATAAAGATACGTGGAGATGGAGAATCAATGGTAAAGGGGCTTTAAATACGATAGATATAATGGTAGATTATCTAAGTATAAGACGTAAGGAGAAATTTAAAAATGTGGTTCAGTGCCTTAAAATTAGCGCTTAACGCTGGCAGTAAAATTTATGCCAACAAGCAAAAAACCAAGATGGCTATGTCAGAAGCACAGCTAATGCATGCTACTAAGATGGCCCAGGGTGAGGAACAGTACCAGGGAAAATTGTTAGAAGCGAGACAATCAGACTGGAAAGACGAGGCCGTTCTTATAATTTTAAGTTTGCCCGTGGTTGTGCTGGCCTGGGCGGTGATATCAGACGATCCGACAGCGATGGACAAAGTAAAATTATTCTTTGAAATGTTTTCACAGCTCCCATCATGGTTTACTAATTTGTGGATCTTGGTTGTAGCTTCAATATATGGTATAAAAGGAACACAAATATTCCGTAACGGAGGAAAAAAATAATGACTAAATTATGTCCTAGAGGTAAAGCCGCAGCGAAGCGAAAATTTTCGGTCTACCCAAGCGCATATGCGAACGCATACGCTAGCAAAATATGTGCAGGTAAAATTAAAGATCCATCTGGAAAAAAAAGAAAAGATTTTAAAGGTCCAAAACCGATGAATGTTGGTGGTAGTGTAAAAAAAGATTTACCACAAGGTTTACGTAAGGACACAACCACGAGTTCTTATGGTGATGCGGGTAAAGGAAGACCAGTTCCTTCGTTTATGAAAGTTAGACCAGGCCAAAATGTTAAAGGTAATAAAGGTCGAGAAGTAAATCCGTTCATGAAAAAAGAATCTAAATTAAAAATTGGAAAAAGAAAAAAAATGATGTCTGGTGGAGATGCTAAAGTAAAAAAAGTTGCAAAGGCTTTACATAAAGCATCAGGATTACATAAACAACAAGCTAAAACTTTAGACACGATCTCTAGAGTTAGAGGTGGTGGAATAGCTATAAAAGGTTTAAATTTTCAAGGCGTAAAATAATGCAAAAAAATATTCAGTACATGAAATCAGGTGGACTGAAAAAATGGTTTGCTCAGAAATGGGTAGATATAGGAAGTAAAAAGAAAGATGGTTCTTTTTCTAAATGTGGTCGTTCTAAACAAAAAGCAGATGCAAAACGTAAGTACCCAAAATGCGTCCCACTAGCTAAAGCAAGACGTATGTCAGAGGGACAAAGACGTTCAGCAGTATCTAGAAAGAGAGCAGTCGCTCAAGGTGTTGGTGGAAAACCAACAAATGTTAAAACATTTGCAAAATCATAAATAATTTATATATTATACCCATGACTATAAGAGGGGATTCCACTGAATATGAACTTCTTAATAAATGGTGCGGGACTCTAGAATTTTACGAAAAACCTAAATCAGTTACAACTTGTGAAATAGGAGTTAGAGAAGGACTAGGCTCTAAAGTTATAATGATGGGTATTAGAGATAGAATTGGTAAAATACCTTACGAACATATTGGTATAGATCCATATAATAATTTAAAATACCAACACTACGATGATAGAAAACCCGAAACAGCAGATTATACAGACGAGATGAGAAAACAAATGTTAAACGATTTAGCTCATGAAAAAGATTTTAATTTTTATCATTTTACAGATTTACAATTTATGAATTTGTTTAATTCTGCAGATAAAGTTTTTGATTTAGTTCATTTTGATGGGCCACATATGACTAGAGATGTTTTGCGTGAGGCTCTTTGGTTCGCAGATAAATCAAGAAAAGGAACAAGATTTGTTTTTGATGATACCGAATTTTTTAACATGGAAGTTGTGGCAAAAGCATTGAGTTACTGGCATTTTCAAATATTTGAATCAGGCAAAAATAAAGTTTGTTTACAGAGACAATTGTAATGGACATAGATACAATATCATTAGTACAAAAAAAATTAAACTTAATCTTCAACGTCTTAAGGACAACGCTATATATGGTGTTGACACTATAGAGAAACTACAATATGTTAGGGGTCAAATCAGGTCACTAGAGGACCTGCAACAGGATCTTAAAGACCTGCTGAAAACAACGGAGTATGAAGATGAAGAGCTCTATGGAGACACCGAAAAGGACTGAAGCACTTTTGGATGCTTACAAAGCTAAAGAAGAAATAGAAACAGTCTTAGATCCTAAAGCGATCGATAAATCAACATTGGATAAATTACCAACACCAACTGGTTATAGAATTTTAGTTCTGCCTTTTGCGGGGCCTAAAAAAACTAAGGGTGGAATTTATTTATCTGATACAACACAAGAAACTATACAAATGACAACTGTATGTGGTCTTGTGCTAAAAATGGGAGATCTTTGTTATCATGACAATGAAAAATTTCCCAAAGGACCCTGGTGCAAACTAAATGACTGGATTATTTTTAGTAGGTATGCAGGTTCTAGATTCAAAATAGATGGAGGAGAAGTAAGAGTATTAAATGATGATGAAGTCATTTCTACTATTAAAGATCCAAATGATATTTTGCACCATTACTAAGGAGGAATAAATGGCAGAAGAAAATAAAAGTCCTGAAGTTGAAATTGATACTGATGGCGTAAATGAAGAAACGATAAATGTAGAGGCCCCCGAGGTATCTAATGAAGCGTTTGAAAAAAAACAAGATGTAGATCTAGGTTATGTAGACGTATCTGAAGGTGGTAAAACTGCTAAGGAGTTATTGCAGGAGACTAAAGCCAAAACAGAAGAGCCAAAAACTGAACCTAAATTAGAACAAAAGGAAGAAGTAGAAGAGGACTCGAGTCTGGCGGATTATTCGGACAAAGTTCAAAAAAGAATAAAAAAATTAACTTTTCAAATAAGAGAATCTGAAAGAAGAGAAAAGGCTGCTCTCGAGTATGCAAAAGGAATAAAGAGTAAATACGATACAATAGAAAAAAAGTTTGAAGAGACTGATTCTAATTACTTAAAAGAATACGATTCTAGAATAGATGCAGAAAGAGAAAAAGTTAAAAACGCCCTTAAACAAGCACTTGAAGCAAATGATGTTGAAAAAATTACAGATGCACAAGATGCTCTTTCAAAACTTTCTGTTGAAAAGGAAAAAGTTTCTCTTGCTCAAGCTGAGAAAAAAGTAAGACAAGAAGAAAAAACAACTGAAGATACGTCTTCTCAACAACAAACACCCCCACCTATATCACAAAAAGCTCAAAAATGGGCTGAGGATAATGAATGGTTTGGTTCAGACAGAGTAATGACTGGAGCAGCTATGAGTATTCATGAGGATCTATTAGGGCAGGGTATTGATGCTGAGTCACAGGAGTATTATAATCAAATAAACAAACGTATGAAGGAGTATTTCCCTCAAAAGTTTGCACAGGAGTCTACTGAAGATTCTAAACCTACAAGAGAACCCGTCCAAAATGTAGGTTCAGTGAGTAGACGTTCAGGTGGACGCAAATCTGTGAAACTCACCAAGTCACAAGTAGTTATTGCTAAGAAATTAGGGGTGCCACTAGAGGAATACGCAAAATACGTGAAGGAAGGAGTATAACATGGAAAAAATAAAAACTTCACGCGAGTCTGAAACTAGAACTAAAAAATCTAGAAAGAAGGATTGGACTCCACCATCCAGTTTGGATGCGCCAGCTGCACCTATGGGTTATGTCCACAGGTGGATAAGAACTTCTACTAATGGTTTTGAAGATCCAGGTAATGTGTC